ATGTGGCTGCTGCTGGCACTTTTAGCTCAACAGGCATAAACACTACCCAATGGAACAATGAGCGTATGCTCATCCTTGATCCGACAAAAGGGTACTTTAATTGGGATGGCAATAATGTTGTAACTATCGGATCAGTAGGAGTGATAGGAATTGTTAATCAGGGATCTGGTTATACCGAAGCTCCAACAGTTACCATTAGTGGCTCAGATCAAAATGGCGGGGAACGGGCTAATGCTACATCCACCATCTCAACAGGTAATGTAGTTACTTCTGTATCGGTTTCTAATGCTGGTACTGGATACACCAATGCATCCAATTTAACCGTAACCTTTACTGGTGGCGGGGGTGGTACTGGAGCTAATGCTGTAGCCCAATTATTTAGCTTTAAAACTGGAACTCTGTCTTTAGTCGTTACTAATGAAGGTTCGGGTTATACCAACGCAGCCAATACCATTGTGACTATTTCTGGTGGTGGTGGCGCTGGAGCAACAGCCGTACCAATTGTGGTCGGTAATGTGGTTACCCAGGTCATTATGACCAACCAGGGATCAGGCTACACCAACGCTGCCAATGTGACAGCAACGGTATCGGGTGGTGGCGGTAATGGCGCTGTATTGCAAGCCATCGTTAATTCTGAGCCTAATGTGGGCATAGCGAGCTTTTCAGGTCGTGTTTGGATTGCGGCTGGTCGATCAGTCTATTATAGCGCTGCGGGGTCGTATAGCGACTTTACAAGCGTTTCCGCTGGATCAGTAACCCTTACCGATTCTACGCTGCATGGAAACATTATTCAGCTACTAAGCGCTAACAACTTTTTGTACATTTTTGGTGACAATTCCATCAATGTGTTCTCAGATGTTAGGGTTACTACTAATGGTCTTACTTTATTTACAAACACCAATGTGAGCGCATCGGTTGGTTCAGAGTTAAAAAACGCTATATTCCCGTACTTTAGATCCGTTTTATTCATGAATGACTATGGTGTTTACGCCCTAGTCGGTTCAACAACATCTAAATTATCTGATCCGTTAGATGGAATTTTTCCTAATATTGACTTTACAAACCCAGTTTACGCTGGTCAGGTTTTATTAAATAATATTCTTTGCGCTGCTTTTAATTTTAGGTACTTTGATTCAACATTTACCAATAGTTATCGGTATATCCAGGCTGTTTTCTTTGAAAAGAAGTGGTTTATTTCCAGCCAAGGAAACGATATTAAGTACATTACTTCTGTTCCAGAAGCGGGTCAGATCTTAATGTATGGAACTTCTGGTAATAGCTTATACCGTTTGTATGCAAATTCTACAGACGGTATTACAAGCCGTATAAGAACGGCATTATTGCCATTAACCGATCCAATTCGTACTAAACAAGCATTAAAATTTGGTATTGAAGCAACGCTTACCCAGGGAGCTGCATTAGATGTGACTGTTGATTCGGAATCTGGATCTAGTCCTGTCTATCTTTTGGGTAATTTTATTACTTGGTACAACAATAGCAACATTACAATCCCTTGGATAAATAACAGTTCTACTGTAATATCATGGATAGGTGGATATGGAACTGGCTATCAGCTTTATAAGTCAGATGCACAACAATGGGGAAAGTATTTAGGGTTAACCATGACATCCAACTCGGCTGGATTTGTGGTCAACACATTTGAACTTGAACATGAATTAAGAGTGAGGTTTTAATATGCCAGTACCATATGTTTTTGGAAATGCTACTACATCAATTCCATTATCCCAACTAGATGCTAACTTTAATACCGTAGCAACATTAGGTAACGCATCAATTGGATTAGGTAACACTACTACATCTGTAGGCAATTTAACATTAAATAATGTAACCATTAATAGCGGAACAATCAATTCTGCTGTTGGTATTTCTGGTAATGTCACTATTGGTAATACTACCGTTGGACTAGGAAATACAGTTACTTCTGTTGGTAATTTAACATTAACTAATACAACTGTTACTAATTACACCGAAACACTAAGCACATCTGCTGGCGGTAATGTTACTATTAATTTAGCTAATGGCACATACCAAAATGTCAATGTAAACTCCACAATTGTAATTACTTTGCCTAACTCTGTGGCGGGTAAGAGTTTTACTGTACAAACTTATTACACGGCAAATAACACATTCTCATGGGCTGGTGGCACATCCCTTAAATGGGCTGGAAATACAGCGCCTACACCGACAGCGGCTAGCGGGAAAGTCGATATTTTTAACTTTTACCAAGATGGTAATGTTACCTATGGTGCAGTTTATGGACAGAATTTTTAATGTTTAGCTCACGCAAATCTTCTGCTCCTTCTGGCGGTTATAACCTAACCAACTCCCTACGCTTTCGGTCTAGTGCTTCTGCTTACTTAAACAGAACTCCAGCTAGTGCTGGTAATCAAAAGACTTGGACATGGAGTGCGTGGGTAAAGCGTGGAAATTTGACTTTTGCAAATGGTTCTGCAATTTTTAATCAGGGTGGTGTATCTAGTAACTACACTTTAGCAAGGTTTGATTCTTCAGATAGACTTGATTTTCAAAGTTATGGAACATCTTCCTACAATTTTCAAAAAGTATCTACTGCGGTTTATCGTGACCCATCTGCTTGGTATCACATTGTTTTTGTTTTAGATGCAACAAACACACAAGCAAGAATTTATGTAAATGGTACGGAAGTTGCATACACAACAAACACAAATCCATCAAATGCAGACCAACCATTTAACCAAGCAGCTTTAAATAGAATTGGTTACACCACAGATAATGTAGCACCATTTGACGGCTACCTAGCAGAAATTAATTTCATCGATGGTCAAGCCCTAACCCCATCATCTTTTGGTGAAACATCCGCAACGACTGGCGTATGGATTCCTAAGAAATACACAGGAACATACGGCACTAATGGATTCTATTTACCATTTACCGATAACTCTGCTCTTACTACATCATCGAATGTGGGATTAGGAAAAGACTTCTCAGGCAACGGAAACTATTGGACTACAAACAATATCAGCATTACATCAGGCTCTACTTATGACAGCATGACCGATGTGCCTACGCTGACAAGTGCTACTGCTGCTAATTATGCAACGCTAAATCCTGTATCACCATTAGCGTCAGGTTCAATAACTAATGCTAATTTGACATTTACTTCAGGTGCTGGAGATGCAATTTGTCAAGGCACTTTTGGTATGTCTAGTGGTAAATGGTATTGGGAAGTTACTGCGACTAATGTAAATGCTTCATTGTCAGCTATTGGAATTATTGGTCAGCCGCCAGCATCATTGACTGTTGATTTAAGAACTCCTTCAAATGGGTATTGTTATATAAGTAATGGAAACAAAGGCAATAACAATACTACATCTTCTTATGGTGCAACATATACAAGTGGCGATGTAATTGGTATTGCTTTAGATATGGATGCTGGAACATTAGTATTTTATAAAAATAATTCTAGTCAAGGAACTGCATATTCAAGCCTTACTGGAACATTTACTCCAGCTTTAAGCGATTTGTCAGGTTCTTCTAGTGGTGCAGTATTTGATTGCAACTTCGGTCAACGACCATTCGCCTACACCCCGCCAACAGGCTTTGTAAGACTAAACACATTTAACTTACCTACTCCTACGATTGGTGCTACTGCATCGACACAGGCTGGCAAATACTTTAATACTGTTCTTTATACAGGAAATGGCTCAAGCCAAACTGTTACTGGTTTTGGGTTTGACCCAGACATGGTATGGCACAAAGGTCGTTCTGTTGCATACAACCATAGTTTAGTTGATGTAATTCGTGGCAATAGCAATATTTTATTTTCAAATACCACTGACGCAGAAGCTAATCCAGGAGCACAACTTGCCTTAGCAACAGATGGTGCAACAGTAACATATCGTTCTGCTAATTTAGCAAATAACGAAAATAGTGCTACTTATGTAATTTGGGGATGGAAAGCCAACGGCACAGGAGTAACCAATACTGCTGGTTCTATTACATCTACAGTAAGTGCTAATACAAGTGCTGGATTTAGTATTGTTACTTGGACAGGTAATGGAACACAGCCATCTACTGTGGGTCATGGACTGGGTGTTGCACCAAAGATGATATTTGTTAAGAGTAGAAGTAATGGTGGCACTTATTATGATTGGGCAGTTTATAACTCTGATATTGGTGCTGGTAATGCACTATTGCTAAATTCGACTAGCGGTTCATTTTCTAAAAACTCTTATTGGGTTACAACAGCAGCAACATCAACTGTATTTACTCTTGGTTCAGATATAACAGTAAATCAATCTAGTGCAACCTATGTAGCCTACTGTTTTGCACAAGTCGCTGGATACTCTGCATTTGGCTCATACACAGGTAATGGTTCTACGGATGGAACTTTTGTATATACAGGGTTTAGACCACGATATTTGATGATTAAAAGAACAGATAGTTCAAACAATTGGGTAATTCAAGACACTAGCAGAGATACATATAATGTGTCTGAAAAAGATTTATATGCTGATACAAGCGGTGCTGAAGCAACCTATGCGGCAGAAAAAACAGACATTTTGTCCAATGGTTTTAAACAAAGACAAACAGGTGCAAGTATGAACGCATCAGGTGGCACTTACATTTACATGGCATTTGCCGAAAACCCCTTTAAATACGCTAACGCTCGATAGGAGAATTAAAAATGTTTGCTTTAGTTCAAAACGGAATTATTCAATTTTTAATAAATCCTGGAATACCGTTTAGTTGGAATGGGGTTGATTATCCTGGTAACTGGATTCAGTTAGCTGACCAACAGCAAAGAGATTCTATCGGTATTTGCGATGTGGTTTATGGTCCTCAAGAAAACGATCAATACTACTGGATTCAACAAAACGCACCCGTTTACAACGCAGAAACGAATCAGGTTGATATTACCTTTACTTGCACACCTAAAGATTTAACACAAATTAAGTCTAATGCGTTTAACCAAGTTAATCAAATTGCATACTCCATTCTTTTTCCTACCGATTGGATGGTGGTTAAATCGGTAGAAACTAGCACACCCATTAGTCCAGATTGGAATACATGGAGAGCATCCATTCGAGCTACTGCGGATCAAACCAGAACTGCGGTTACTGGTGCTGCTAATGTTGCTGTGGTGCAAACCATTATGAGCAGTATTGTTTGGGCTAAATCACCATCGCAAGTTTCATTAGAAGCAGAACAAGAAGCTGCTAGATTAGCTGCCGAGGAGCAAAATAATGGGAATTAATGCTTTTACCAAGACTGGTAACACAGTCACATTTATTGCTGCTGCAACTGCACCAACTCCAGTTCAGGTAACCAATACCACGATTGGCGGTAACCAATATCGCATTATTAATGCTGGTACTAGCATAGTATTTTTAGGCTATGGCACAACGGCTGCTGAAGCGACTGCTGCATCTGCTAATGTGACTACTAGCGGTTCTGCCTTTCCGCTGCTAGCTGGAACGGATGAGATTTTGACTTTTGTGCCTAATGCTTACTTTACGGGTACAAGCACAGCAAATGCAACAATTTACATCACACCTGGCGATGGAGTGTAAAACATGGTTCTTAAAGTTGTTACAAGCGGATCGGGCGGTGGTGGTACAGGAACAGTAACTCAGGTTAATACTGGTACTGGATTAACTGGCGGTCCAATTACTACTACGGGTACTGTTGAGCTTGCAAATACTACAGTAACGGCTGGAACTTATGGCAATGCAACAAGCGTTTCTCAGGTAATTGTAAACGCTCAAGGACAAATTACAGGAGCATCTAATGTTACGATTAGCGGCACTTCTCCTGGTGGCGCTGCTGGCGGTGACCTTTCTGGTACTTATCCAAATCCTTCGCTTAACACTTCTGGCGTTGTTGCGGGTATTTATGGCAATGCAACAACTGTTAGCCAAGTTACGATTGATGCAAAAGGAAGAATAACCACAGCAGCCAATGTAGCAATTGTTATTTCTAATACTGCTATTACCAATGGCAACATTACCCTAGGCAATACAACTGTTGGTCTAGGAAACACGGCAACTAGCCTTGGTAACTTAACTTTAGCAAATGCCACGATTTCTAGCGGAACAATGAATGTGTCTATTATTAACAGCACAGCCAATGTAACTGCTAACGCTACCTTTTTAACTTCTAGCTTACCGCTTGATCCAGAGGGGTATGTTGTTATTACTCTGAATGGCGTAGCTAAAAAGATTCCTTACTACTCGGTCTAATTATGGACACAACAGCAAACCTACTAATTGACGAAACACGGGCAAAACTCAATACCCATGAAGCGGTATGTGAATTACGCTATGACAGCATTTGTGCCAGATTAAAACGCATTGAAACAATTTTAATTGGTTCAGCAGCTTTTATTGTGGCTTCTTTGGTAACTATTGCGTTCAAAATACACTAATGAACTTTGAAACTCTCTCTACCGTTAAGTTTGGGGATGTTGATTCCCTAGGAGAGTTCCTTTTTGAGAACGGTACGCAACATAAGCTATTCCAAGAAACCTTTATGGACTTAGGAATCTCAGTACCAGTCTATCCAATCACCGATGCTAGCGTTGATAACCTAGATGACTGGTTATTGGCTCACCAAGTAGAACATCAAGCGTTTTCAACCCTTTTAGGGCTTAATAATCCCTTTAATATGCTCGATGTGGACTTCAATAATGAGGAAGATTTCTACGATTGGATCGCTTCACACCTCTATATTCATCAACAAATTGCTGCTGGACTTGGACTATAAACTATGGCTACGAAACCACTCTCCCCCTCCCCAGAAAAAATGGAAAATGATGCATCGCAACAAATGGATGTTGAAATGGTGGATCTTATTAAGCGTAAATCATCGCCAGAACAATCTCCTGAAGTCATAAAGGCGAAGAACGATTTACGCAGAATTATTAAAGAAGTGGGCATTGATCCACAACGCATTGTGATGGCTGGTAGATATGCTGAAGAAGCCTTAACAAACCCATCCATGTACCCTATTGCTATTGAGGTAGCAATTAGAGAAAATCTTATATCAGAGAACGACATACAACCAGGTGGGATTAATTACAACCTATTAGCTGCTGGTATTACGGCTGGTAAGTTAACGCAAGAGTTATTAGATGAAGGAGCGCTCTAATGGGACAAGCTACACCCGTCATTATTACAGTAGTAGCTGTAGTTGCTACAGTTTATGCTGGTCCACAGGTAGGAGCTGCCATTATGAACAGCATGGGCGTTGTTGGAGCTAGTGCAGCGACCACGGCTGCTGTTGGTGCTGCTGCCATTGGTGGCGCAACTAGCGCTGTTAACTCTGCCATAGCGGGTGGCAATGTCGAAGATGTCCTAAAGGCGGGTGCAATTGGCGCTGCTACAAGCGCTGCTGGAAGTGCTGCTGGCGCACAACTACCACCTGGCACAAGTGCTGCTGCCAGAGGTGCTGTACAAGGTGCTACTTCAGGCGCAGCGGGATCAGCGTTGCGTGGTCAAGATGTTGGGCGTGGCGCATTAGTTGGCGGTGTAGCTGGCGGTGTAGCTGGCGCTGTATCAAGCGGTTTAAGGGATACCAGCATTGGCGATGTAGAAGCCCAAGAAGGTGGGTTTTACGGAGAAGAAGGCGTTGCTGGCACAAGCACGGGATTAAGCCCAGAATTAGCCCGTTTTGTGGGTAGCGCTGCTGGTCGTACAGCAGCCCAATTAACTGCTCAAAACCTTGCTCCTACTCCTACTGGCAGACAGGCTGCGCCACCAACAGGTCAAGCATCAACCCCACCTCCAAGCGGTGATGTGACTACAACAGGACAACCAGCGCCAGGATCATCGGCATTAGCCCAAGCGCTAAGGGCTGGATCTCCCGTAATCGGTGGTGGTGATGGCGAAACATCCGCACGACCAGTATGGAATATTGCTTCATTGCGTGTTAAAGACGAAACAGGGAGTTAATCATGGCTAAACTTTTAATGAAATCTCTAAGTGCTGATTTACCAGCCTTAGCAGAATTAATCCGATCCCAGGGTAGAGGAAGGGATACAATTTTAGCCCACATTACCCCACAAGAAGCTGCGCTTTTAAAGAAGCGTGGTGGATCTGGAACAATGAATCCCGCTACTGGCTTGCCTGAATTCCAAGAAGATTTTGGTCCTACTTATCAGGAATTAGGCTACACACCACAACCCGACATTCAAGTTCCTGAAATTGACTATGGCGCATACCAAGGCTATACACCACCACAAGAAAATCTTAATGTTAATTATGGTGGTTTTGAGAGTGGTGGCGGTTTTTTTGAACCAGCTCCAGGAATGGCACAGGATATATTTCAAGCTCCAGAACAAGCGTACCAACCATTTAGCCAATTAGATGTTGGCGGTGTTTATCCTGGTGGCGGTCAAGCTCCTCCAGCAACTATGGGAATTGAAAGATCACAATTAGAGCCATCCTCTAAAAGTGTCATGGATCGTCTTGGAATTACAGAAAAAGATTTACCCCGCCTTGGCTTAGGTGCATTGTTGACTGGTGGTTTGACTGCTGCTAACTTAGCAAGAACTCGCCAAGCTCAAGGACAAGCCCAGGCTTCTAGGGAAGAATTGGCAGCCCTTGGCAGACCATACCAGCAAACTGGCGCACAGCTACAAAGTGCTGCACAACGGGGTGAGTTAACCCCAGTCAATCGTCAAATATTGAACGCTGCTAGAGCGCAACTTCAACAAGGCGTTGCAACCCGTGGTGGTGTTGGTGTTGCTCAAGCCCAAAACCAAATAGCCGATTTAACTCAGCGCTTAGTTCAAAACCAATTTGACCTTGGATTACGGATTAGTAATATTGGCGATCAATACATTCAAGGTGCTATTCGTACTGGCTTGCAAGCAGACCAAGCAATTAACGCTGCAAATCAAAACTTTTACACACAGCTTGCTTCAATGGCTGCTCCGTTCATTCTTGGTCAGCAACCCGTTTATCAGGTAACAACTCCAGTTAGGAGAGGATAATGGCAGAAATGGACATCGGCTTTGGTCCTGGAAAGTTTAATCCAGACTTAAATACTCAAATGGGTGGTGTTGATCCATTGCTTCAAAAAGCATCAAGGATTAAAACTCCAGAAGAAGGTATTGGCGTAGCCGTTGAATTAGCTGGAGAAGAAAGGCGCTTGGGAGAACGGGAAACAGCAGCCAAGATTAAAAAAGAAAAGGCTTTACCTGAGATTGAAGCTGCGTTTAAAGCCGAAGAAGGTCGCTTAGTCAAAGAAGCCAGAACCCGTGAACAAGATGTAATGGCTGAAGCAGAGCAAGCCATGAGCCAGTTCACCGTTAGCAAGGAAACCCTTGGTGGTATGGCTACTTTAGCCAGCGTTATTGGTGTTTTAGGATCGTTAGCTGGAAATACTGGTGGCAGACAGGCTGGTTTAGGTGCTATTAAGTCCATGACTGGCATGATGGCTGGATACCAAAAAGGTCGTGCCGATGAGTTTAGACGAGATCAAATTGAGTTTGATAAGCAATACAAAATCATGCAAAGCAAACTAGACCGTGCTAGCAAAGAGTTTGACCGTGCTATTGCCATGATGCCGTATAACATGGCTGAAGCTCAAAAGATTAAAAATACAGCTCTTGCTAGGCTAAATAGCGACATTATTACTGCCGTTGATGCCAAGCAAGGAATTACCAGAGCTAATTCAATCCTCAAACAAGCCGTTGATGTAGCTAGCAAGAACGCTGATCGTGCTAATCAGCTCAATATTGCGACCTTAAAAGCTACTGGAAAAACTTTAAAAGGTAAGGATCTTAATGATGTAGTCGGTTTAGATTCTATGGCTTCTGGATTGCGCAAGTTGCAGCAAGATTTTAAAGACGAATACGCTGGACTTGGATTTTTGGGATTTGGTTCTGACTTGCAATATGAAGCGATGCGCAGACTTGGTACGGAAGAAGGACAAAAGGCTATTCGTTGGTGGTCAGAATATAACCGCTTACAAGCTCCTAACCGCCATGCTTTATTTGGTGCAACACTTACTGGTAACGAACTTAAAAACTACCAAGAATTTACCGCTAAAAAATCGGATGATCCAAAAGTGGTTCTTAATCAGGTTGTTGACCAGCTTAACTACACCGAGGGGTTATCCCGTCAGCGTAAAAGATCCTATGAATCTGCTGGCTATACCGTGCCAACAATGGATCAAGCTCCAAGTTTTAGCAATACTTATGGTGAGCCAACACCTTCCACAACTCCTGGATCGACTATGCCTGAAGCTGGTGGCGGTGCTCCAGCAGCTCCTAAACCACAAAAATATGCAGTCGATCAGATCATTACCATTGGTAACAAGAAATATAAGGTAAAGAGATTAGATCCAAATAACCCAGACGATCCTGATGTTGAGGAGGTTCAATGAAACTTTCGGAAGTCAGCGCAGAGCCAAAATCTCTAAAGCTATCAGAGGTATCTGGAAAAGCTCCAGAGCAAGAAACTATCTATTCTCCTGAAGAAATTAGACCGCAAGAGGGTGAGGTAAGAGAGCCTGGATTTACTTTGCGACCAAGAAAGATTGCTGAAGCTGCATTACTTTCGACAAAACAACAGTTCCCAATGATGGAAAAGGGTTTTGCGATTACTCCACAGCAAGCATTTATTGGCATGGTTACAAGCCCTAAATACTTAGGTAAGCGTATTGCTGGAGCAGAGCGTGAAGAACAAAAGATTGAAAGCCAACTTGAGAAAATACCGCCTTCGGAGCGTTATACAGGCATGGTACTTGCACCATTTGGTGAAGCTGCTGTTGCTAAAGGTGCGCAGATGGCTGTTAAGGGCGTTGGTTCTTTGGCGAAAACCCTAGGAGTAGATAAGTTTTCTGTTATCCCAGAATCATTTAAATTGGGCGCTAAAGCCAGAGAGCAGACCGCTGACTTACAAAGACGATTGACCGAACAAGCTGGATCTGAAGCTGGCATTGCTGGTCAAAAAGCTACTTTAGCTGAACAAAGGGCTGGCGCAGCCGAAACTACCGCACAGCGCCAAGCTAGACAATCTGAATTAGCAGCTAGAAATTTGCCTGGTATGCGTACAGCTCAAGAAGCTGGTCGATTCAAGCCTATTGCACAGACTACTCAAGAGATTGGTGATGAGATCCGTGGCGCTACCACCCGTGTTTTAGATAACCTAAAAGCTAGGCGGGAAGCCAATGCTCAAACATTAAAGCAAGATGCTTTTGGCAAGGCGTTTCAGCGTGAAGCAGCGGGAGAAACGATACAGTCCACTAAGGCTTACAACGATGCTTTGCAAGAAATTGATGCCATGATTAAAAACCCAACAACGGGTTTGGCTGGGATACCAGTTGATGAGGTTGCTAATCAGCTAAAAAAGGTTCGTGGTTTCCTGGATCGCACCATTGTGAATGAAGCTGGAGAGGTGGTCAGCAAACCAACGGCTAGTTTTGAAGGATTAGAAATTGCAAGAAGATTCCTGAATGACCGTGCTTTTGGTTTGCCAGCAGAAGGTTACGATGCAATTGGTCAGCAAATGGCTGGTCAGTTAGCAAACCGTATTGAAGCCATTATGAAAGAGTTTTCTCCTGGTATTGAGAAGTTTTTAAACCAATATAGGAAAGATTCTGAGCCATTACGGGTATTCCAAACCAAGGTAGGAAAAACACTTATTGGAGAACAATTACCCACTCCAGGCACAAACTTCTTTAATTACGCAGCTAAAGACCTACCAGGCGCAGTATTTAAGTCTAGAGAGAACTACAATGCTCTAGTAGGCGCTCTAGGAAATAACCGCCAATTGGCAGAATCCCAGGCAAAACGGTTTTTTGCAGCGCAACTAGAAAGTAAGGGATCAGCTAAAGAGGTTGAAAACTTTATCCGTCAAAATCGTGCAATGCTCAGAGAAACCAATGCCTTGGCAGATGCAGAGCGCTATGCAATAAATCTGAGAACTGCTGAAAAGCGTGGTGAAGTTGCTAAACAAATTGGCGAAACAGAACGAAAAACCGTTAAAGAACAAACTCAATTATTAAACGACATTAGAAAATTTGAATCGGATTTAGTTGTTGCTAAAGATCCGCAAACCGTTGTTTCTATTGGTGATTCTTTCTCTAAAAAATTATTAGACAGTCAAATTATCGACCAAAAAGCCTATCGTGCATTGCAAATGGAAATTGATAATATTTCTAAAACTATTAATGATGCTGGAATAGCAAAACAAGCGCTTAAAAATTCCGCTTACAAAGCTGCAAAATATGGCGCTGGTGGTACATTAGCTGCGTATTTTGTTGGCAAGGCATTTGACTAATGGCTAAGAAACAAAAGGGCTTAAACCCAGAACTTGAAACAGCTATTGAAAAGCTATTGACAGATGTTATGGCTGATCCGATGGCTAGTCTGACTGACAAATGCAAGGTGCTAGATCGTGCTATTAATGTGGAAAAGCTCAAACAGAAGATTTCTGACGATGAATGGGGTAGTGGGTTTATTGCAACAGATGATGAGGAAGGTTAAACTATGAACTTGTTTAATCACTCAGGGGATACACATGGAAGCAGTAGCACTTATTCGTTTAGCATTAAAGGTCATCTCAGACCGTTTGATGGTGATTCTGGCGCTAGCACTATCGTTCAGTCTAGCTTGCTGGACAATGTACGAACCAACTCTGGAAAGACTGGGAACTATGGCGTTTTTCTGCCTTTTCAGCTATCTTCTACTCAACACACGAAAGAGAGAAACAAATGAAAAACATGATGAAGGAATATCTCAGTAAAGAACTTTCCGAAGAAAAGAACGAACCCCGTAGCTCAGTCGGTAAGCCAATGCGCTCTACCACGATTACCGATGCAATGATGCGTGGTAAGCCAAGTCGCACAAATCCAATGGGTTATATGTCGATGCAATGCTTTTCTGGCAGCTCAGATCAGCGTAAGTCACCAACATCTAAGCCTGGCAACGCTGGTGGAAAGGACATTATCTAATGGGAATAATGGCTTTTACCCCAATGGGGAACACCGTAACTCTGACCGCAGCAGTTAGCCCGCCAACTCCAGTACGAGCCTTATCGACAACAATTGGTGGCACTCAGTACCGCATTAACAATAGTGGCAATGTTGCTGTTTATATTGGATTTGGTGATACTGCTGCTGCTGCAACAGCAACGGCAAATACAACGATTGTTGGATCAACTATTGTAATGAACGCTAATAGCGTTGAAGTCTTTACTTTTAATGTTAACCAATACTTTACGGCTGCAACAGCTAGCGGCACATCGGTAGTTCAGATTACTCCTGGAGATGGCATTTAATGTTACGCTCTGCTGGCTCAATCACCTTTAATATTACTGGTGGTGGTAGCTTACGCTATGGTTCATTTTATAGCTCTGTTGACCAAACGGTAGCTGCCAACACTCCAATTGCCATGGCAGTCGAAACTACGGCTGATGCTGATGGTATAACTATGGAGTTAAATGCTTCTAGCAAACGAACTGAAATAACCTTTGCAAATGCTGGTACATACAATATTCAGTTTTCAGCTCAGTATCACTATACTGGCGGTGGTGGGCAAGGACAAACGGTTGATATTTGGTTTGCCTTGAATGGCAATGCAATTGCTAATTCTGCTACCAAACTAGTCGTGCCATCCAATGCGCCTTATGTGGTCGCTGCCTGGAACTTTATTACAAGCTTAGCTGCTGGTGATTACATGGAAATTTATTGGGTAACGGATAACGCTAACATTCGTTTAGAACACATTGATGCAACAGCTACCGTACCAGCAGTACCATCTGTAATTATTACAGCTCAACAAATACAATAATAGGAAAATGATAGTGATTTATGTCAGACGAACTGGGGTTATCTGCTGGCGCTAAAGGCATCAGCGAGGGGATAAAGACAGGGCGAGAAGCTGGTCGTGAGATCGGTAAGAACATTGAAGAAGTACAGAAGGAAGCAGTCGATGTAGCAAGGCAAAGAGCGCAAGCAAAGATTCGTGAGCGCAGAGAAGCAGAGTTAAAGAAGGAACGGGCGATATATAAAGCCCTTGAGGAGTACAAACACCGTAAGCAAATATCGGATGAGGAGTACAAATTAAGGGTAGATTTTATAAAGAAGTACGGTACTAAAGAATGGGATAAATTAATCCAGATTAAGGTTGAGATTGAGAAGTTAGAAAAGGCAGACAAAGATTACTTTGATGCCGAGCTGTCAAAAGTAAGGTGGGTGCAGTTCTGGTGTTTTTTGGTTGCGGGATATATAGCTTATTTCATTGTATGGGGTGGTAAAAAATGATTCCATTAATGGCGTTATTTGATGTTGGGATGAAAGTCCTAGACAAGTTTATTCCAGATCCAGAAGCCAAAGCTAAGGCTCAGGCTGAACTATTAAAAATGCAACAAGAAGGTCGGTTAGCTGAGTTAAATGCTGACATGAACGAACAGAACAATATATCTGATCGTTGGAAGGCTGACCTTGCTAGTGATTCCTGGCTGTCTAAAAATATAAGACCAATGTCATTAGTAGCTATTTTTGCTGGTTATTTCTTGTTTGCCATGATGTCTGCATTTGGCTATGATGCTAAAGAATCGTATGTAAATTTACTAGGTCAATGGGGAATGTTGATAATGAGTGCGTACTTTGGTGGTCGCACCCTAGAAAAGATTATGGACATGAAAGCAAAGAAAAATGATAACCCCGCTTAGTCTGCACTTTACTCTTGAGGAGTTAACGCATACCGATCATCGGCAGTTTGACAACACCCCAAACACGGATGAGCTAGCCAATCTTGCCAGGCTTGCTAAGTTCTTAGAGCAAGTCAAGGATGCCCTTGGTGGCAAGCCAGTAATGATTAATTCCGCTTTCCGTTGCAAGCAAGTCAACGATGCAGTCGGATCTAAGGATACTAGCCAGCACCGCATTGGCTGTGCAGCCGATATTCGTGTGCCTGGCATGACACCAGATGAAGTGGTCAAAGCTGTGATGGCTGCTGGCTTAGGATACGATCAAATCATTCGGGAGTTTGACCGCTGGACACATATCTCGATTCCTAACAACCCAGAGGACAAGCCTAGACAGCAAGCCCTCATCATTGACAAACAAGGAACACGCCCATATGCCGCTTAAAAAAGGTAGTAGTGACATGACAGTTTCATCCAATATCAGCAAAATGGTGAAGGAAGGTCGCCCTCAAAAGCAAGCCATTGCCATTGCATTAAGAACTGCTGGAAAACCAAAACCCCGTCAAATGAGAAAAGGAACTAGATAATGGAAAACAAAAAAGTAATGCAACCAATTGAGGATCGCAACAAGTCTGCCCGTCAAATGGAGATGGAAGGTGGTGAGCGTGAAGCTGCTGCTGGTCGTATGTACTCCGATGCAGCTATGAAGCGTGATGCTATGAAGAAGGCTTCTGGTCGTAAGATGAAGCGTTAATGGCTAAGAAGAATCCTAGTCTGTCTGTTGGGCGTGGAGAGAAGCTATCTGTAAAGGCTGGCGCTGGTTTGACTGCTAAAGGTCGAGCCAAGCTAAATCGAGCTACAGGCAGCAATCTCCAAGCACCAGCACCTAACCCCCGTACCAAGTCTGAAAAAGGGCGTAAGGCATCATTTTGCGCCCGTATGTCTGGAGTTGTGCGTAAGGCTAAAGGACCAGCTACTAGGGCTAAAGCATCGTTAAGGAGATGGAAATGCCGATAAAGAAGGGTTTGTACTACAACATCAATAAGCGCAGAGAGAAGGGCTTACCACCTAAAGAGCCTGGACAGAAAGGCTATCCAACCAAGGAAGCCTTTATCCGTTCTGCTAAGACTGCAAAGCGCAAGACTAAGCGCTGATATAGCTGATTACGCCTTGACCTAGATTATCAACATCCTGGTCTTGGCATAGCAGCAAATCCATGTACAACAATGTAATGGCTGACTGTCCAGCTTTCATGCGATTAACATACGCATTAAGACTATTGACTACATCCCAGTCCTTTGTAAACCCAATTAGGCAGCCAAAGTTGTCAAACATCCAGATGTTGTTGTAGCCCAGATTGGATAAGCGCTGGTTCATGGCAAAGTATTTCTCGTATTGCCATGGCTCTTTAAAATCTTCCTCAATGTATATAGGTGGCTTCTGCGTAAACGAATAGCTATCGAGTACATCCCAATCATAGCCATCCACATCCACCTTGAGTAAGCCAATGTCCTTAACATCAAACTGCTCAAGAACTTTATCCAACAGCTTGTACTGCGTACCGATCTTAGCCTTGTCCACTTGAACCTTGTTGCTAATCTGCAACACATTCTTATGTAAGTGAAGTAGGTGCTTATCCTCTGGCTCAATGCAAACGAACTCTAGTGCTGGATTTTTCACGCCCATGGCTACCGCTAATGCGCCACAGTTAGCACCAACATCCACAACCGCACCCTCCAAGTAACTAGCTAAGTGTGGCAAGAATCGATCGTACAAGCGATACTTCTCCTGGTACACAGCTACTAAGTTCTCATCATTGAACTCTAATTGCTTGCCTTCTACAGTATGTATTTTCATGGTTATTCCGATGGTGTGAGTTGACCTTCAAAGGTATAAGTGCCGATGTGAGCTAGCTGACACCATGGCGCTGCATATACCTGACCGCCTGATTCTCTCCAGATACGGCAGAAGTGGTAATCCTCGGAGAGCAATCGGTTTGTGCCTGGCTCAATGGAAGTAGTAAAGAACTCTCTGATTGGCTCAGACTGCGCCATCTTACCGCCCAGATCCACCACATCATTGGAGTAGCTTGGCACTAGATCGCCTAGCTTGTCAAAGACCTCACGCTTAATCAGCATGAATCCTGTACCGCCATTGAATATCTCGACTGGCTCATTGACTGGTACAGTTACCTCTCCAGCGTAGTTCACTAGGTTTACGACAAAGCTACCCGTATGGCTTTTGAGCTGATCGAATGGCACACCACGATCCATGGCTGCTTTGACTGAATACCAATTGATCTCCTTTTTAGGATAGATACCACAAAGAATATCCTTTTCAGCTCGAATCATGTGGATGACATCATCTGCTCTAAACTTAATATCCGCATCAATGAACATAAGATGAGTGCAGTCGGTCTTGAGGAAGGTATGTGTTAATGAGTTTCTAGCCCTAGTAATTAGGCTTTCATTAAACATAAAGCTAAACTCCGCATCCACGCCATTAGCCTGGCAAGTAGTCAGCAGTTGAATGATTGACTGGGTATAAAAGCCAGCGCACATCCCGCCATACATGGGCGTAGCTATAAAAATCTTAGGCTTCTTGGTGTTCTCTTGCATTTTTAAATTCCTCAATTGGTGTTAGTTGATCTTGCGTTGCAACATAATTGTCGTGATAGCCTAGGTTTTTAATCTGGGCTACCTTAAAAAATTCATCCCGTGTAATAGCGCCTAGGATCTCCACTAAGAAATCTTGGTGATAGCGCACTAGGATGGCTACATCGGCTTTGAAATGAGCATGGGATTGGAACAGTAGGTACTTAGCCCTAGTTGTCTTGACATCGACCTTCAAGCCCTTATATTCAAAATCCCATCCTGGATCACCCCCCAAATAATTTTCAAGATTTACGGGAATGTCTAGGTATTTGCTGACTGCCCACTCGCCAGTCAATCCTTCCCTAGCTGTGCCGTAGTTATCCCGCTTCTTATCAACCCGCTTGTAGTTG